TTGCCGAAGAAGAAGACGGGGAAACCATCGGCATAGCGAACGAGCTGGATTTAGACGAGCAGGGGTGGCAAGTCATTCCTTACGGAGACCACGGACACAGCAACGGAATCCAGCGTTTCGGCCAGCCTCAGGCGGAGAGCATCGTAAAAGAGTTCAAGAAGATCACGCAGAAGATTAAGCGTGCGCTTGTCGGACTCCCAGTTTTCAACGGTCACCCCGATTGTAAAGCGTTCGCGAACGTTTACAAGGACGGGACCGAATACGGCCAGGTTGCAGACATGGAGGTGAGACCCAACGGGCTGGCGGTTCGCATGGTCCTGGGCTCCATGGGAGAAGCGCTCGTGCGGTCTGGCCGTAAGTTTATTTCCCCGTTTTGGGATGTTCACCAGGCGACGGCCGATGACGGAAAGAGCTATTTTCTTCCTCACCGAATGAAGTCCATTGGACTTGTCGCGACTCCCAATATTCCGAACCCGACTTCCCTACTCAATGCGGCGCAAGCCGAGAACGATATGAACAAAGCAAAATTGATCGCACTCCTCGCGCTTGCCAACGAAGCAACCGAGGAACAAATCGAGGCCAAAATAACGGACCTCTTGAAACGCCCAGCGCCGCAAGACTTAGCCAACGAAAAGACGGAACGGTCGAAATTCGAAGGCCAAGCAACGTCGCTCGCCAACGAGAACACTCAGCTCAAGACTGATCTGACCGCGTCCAAGGAAGCTTTCGCAAACGAGCGCAAGGCTCGTTGTGATGAGGCCATCGCAGCGGCTATCCGCGGCGGAAAGATCGCCGAGGCCGATAAGGCCACGTGGGAAGGCCGCCTCACCCGCGACTTCGCCAACGAGTCAAAGGCTCTCGCAGCACTTCCAAAGTCGATTAAGACCGAAGGTTTGACCGAGGGCACAGCCTTCGAAAAAGCTGCTGCTGACCTCAAGAAAGCTGGCGAATTGACAGAAGAAAACGAACCGATCGCCAACGCTGGATCCAAGATCGTCGATCTAGTCGCAGCCAAGCGCGAGGAATTCAAGAAGTCCGGAATGGCACACGCCAAGGCACACGACATGGCCTATCAACATGTGAAAAAGAACCACCCAAAACTTTTCGCGGCTAAGTAAGCCCGAGGAACCCAACAACACGAAAAAGCCTATCATGAAAATGTTTGCTCTGCTTATTTCGGCTCTCTTCGGCTTGCTTGAACAAGTCCGGGACGGCCTTCGCTACGGTCCAACGACCGCGCTTGCCAACGACGGCGCACTCACGGCGGGACGCCATAATGGCGGACTGATCACCGGTTATGCCGCCGCTGCGTCTACCGTCCGTTACCTGCTCTACACGCAGAACACGGGCGGAGATAATCAATATAAGGTAGTTGCCGCGCAAGGCGACCTCCCTATCGGTATCTGCCAAGACGAACCGGCCGCCGCAACCGACGAAGTGTCATTTGCCCTTCTTGGTGCTGCTGACGCAACGCGACTTGGCGTCGCCGCCGGTGCTATCGCCGCTGGTGTTCTCGTCCTCAGTAATGGCGACGGGAAACTAAAGACGCGCACCGGTGCAGCTACTGGAAGCTGGTGGATTGTTGGTATCTCGGTCACGTCGGCCGCGGCCAATAACGACCAAATAGAATTTCAGCCCTGCGTTCCGCAGCTTCTGGTTGTTCCCTAACCCTGACTCTGAAATCACGAAGCCACACAACTTAAAAATCGTAATATCATGAGTCTTAAACATCTTAACGAATTCGAATCATTCGCATTTGCGAATGAAGGGGCGCCGGTTCTTCCCGCTGGCCATATGGAAGCAGGTCAGATCTCGATGGCCAACGAAGAACGCTTCACGTCGGCCAACTTCTCCGAGCCATTGACCGCCTACACGGTTGGCTGGCAGGATCCCGAGAATCTGGATGATTTGATCGAGTACATCGCGCCACGTGTTCCCGTTCCAAAGCGGTTCGAATATAAGAGCGGTGTAAACTTCGAGTCATTCCTTTCTGAATTGGATGACGAGCGCGCCATTCAGGCCAATTTCAAGCGCGTCGAGTACACCGCAGTTTCCGTCAACGCCCGGGTTAAAAACCGTGGTTTGACCTACCGCCTGGACGTCGATGAAGAGGGCGGCGGCGTTCTCACCGAAGAGCTGATCACCGCACGTTTGCTGCAGCGCCTGAAGCGCAACAAGCTTCGCCGCGCCGTTGCCGCTTTGATCGCGGTTGCGACCGATACAGCCAAAACCTGGACCAGCGGCACGCCAACGCCTCAAGAGGACATCCGCGCCGCAGTGCTCGCTTCGCAAACGAGTTCCGGCGTATGGCCAAATCGCCTTTTGATCGATCCAGGCGCTTGGAATAAGATGCTTGGCGCTTACGCGCTGGGCAACAACGCGATGTCGTATGCTGGCTATCTCCAGACATTGGACGGCCTTGCGGCGGCGCTCAACGTTGATCAGGCCCGACTGATGAAAGCCATGTACGCCACGAGCAAGACCGCCAAGGGCTACATCCTGAACAACAAGGTGATCGCATTCCCTGCCCTCTCCGGAATCAGCAAGGACGACCCAAGCGCGGTGAAAAACTTCGTATACCCGGCTGGCGGCGATGGCGATTTCCGCGTATTCCGTCAAGAAGTCGGACCGAAGTTCATCGATATCACGGTCGAGCATTACGATTACATCGCCGGTACGTCGTCCCTCGGCGTGCAGTCGATTACCGCTTCGTAAGCTTTTCGAGATTCGCCGCCGTGTTCATCGGCGAGTCTCTTTAAAGCCATGAAGTGGGTAAACCTGACGGTGACGGATTTGTATAATACGCGAGCCGCGCCCATAATCGAGGCCGCGGAGCAAACCGTTTTACACACGGAGCCGACTCCCCCTCCGGCGCAGGCGAATCCGATTCCATCTTTGATTGCCCAAGTCCAGGCGGAAATCCGTGGGGCCGTTGGGTTTTCTGGTCAATACAGTCTAGACGGTGACCCGACGCCGGCGACTGATCCAGACGATCCGCTTCCGTCTTCGACCAGCATTCCGCCAAATTTGAAGGATCTCGCGGTCAATAAGATCGTTCGCGAGTGCAAGGCTCGCCTTGAAATGCCGCTCAACGATTGGGACCGGATGCAGGAGCAGCAGTATCAAAAGATCATCACCGCTTTGCTGGAGGGTAAATACCCTGTCGACGCACCCGATATTCCAGCGGATGACAATCCGAGCGTGGCTTTTTCGGGAGCAAAGTTCTTCCGTGGAAACCGTCGAAACTTCGACGCGTGCGATACGAGTGGCCTATGACCATGATGCAAGCCACGCGTAATTTCACAATGCGGGATGTCCCAGAGACTGGGCTTCCCGTGGAGTATCCCGCGATCGAGAGTTTGCCTGAATTCTTCGGCGTGATTGAGGGGCTTAACGCCGCTTGCCGGAATTTCAACGGATCAATATGCCACTGCCGAGGCGAAACCATAATGGCGTATCGGTCGGAGGCCTACAGCGCAATAAACACGGTATGGATGGCGAGACTTAACGGCGAATTCGCTCCAATTTCTACCGTGCAAGTGCGCATCCCAGATGAGCCGGGCGTTCATTACGAGGACCCGCGCATTGCGATGATTGGCGGAATGCTTCACTTGATGGTTGCGCATGTTAAATTCGGTATACCGAACACTTGCCGTCAACGTCTTTTCATTTTGGCCGAGGACTTTCAGCCCGTTCAGGAGATCCCGCTTTCGTATGGAAACATGGACGAGGGATCGGTCGAAAAGAACTGGTGCCCGTTTGAGATGCCAAATGGACAACTCGGAATCGTTTACACTCAACGGCCTCATTTCGTAATTGAGTACACTACGGGCAATGGATACCAGACGCCAGGCGCGAAAGAGTGGATCTTCGGTAATTCCATGAACGGCCGAACGCCGCCCCTTCGCATCGAGGAAAATTATTACCTCTCGTTTTTTGGCGGTCACGTTAAGCACGATTTTCGCGGCACGCGGTATTTCATGGGCGCGCAGTTGTTCAACGCGCGCATGCCGTTCGACGTTCGCCACGCAACGAAGCGCCCGCTCGTGTGGGGATCCGAGTTCTCGCCCACGACTTTAAGCGCAAGGCCCAACTCCGGTCACCCCTGCTGTATTTTCCCAGCGGGCATCATTCGCCATGGAGATGATGTGATTTTATCGTGTGGCGTAAACGATAGTTACATCGTTCTTTTGCGCTATAGCTTGGGCGACTTGATAAATAAAATGTCCCAAGTGGACGAGAGGGGAATGTTCTACTAAATGGCCCTCAATTCTCCACGCGGTTTCCAGGAGGCTTTAGATTCACACGAAGTGCGCAGCCTTCTGCCTCCGGACCTTCGCGCCAAGCTCGCGCGCGATTTGCCGCTGGAACTACGTCAGCGCGCATTTTTCATTTCGGGGATTGTTCAGGCGGAAATTTTGCAGCGCGTGAAAGATCAAATCGCGAAGGTGATTGGCGGAAAGATGACCGAATCCGAGGCGCAATCTTTGCTAAAGCAGACCAGCGAGCTAATGTCGGCTCCGCAGCTTCTTTCGGATTCAAGGCTTAAATTGGTTCTCTCGACTAATATTGACATGGCGCGCGGGTACGGCCAATGGAAACAAGGCCAGTCCGCATTGGTAAAACGCGAGTTCCCCGCGCAGGAGTTTTACCGGGCCGAAAACCGCAAGGAACCGCGCGATTGGCCGGTGAGATGGGCGGCATTTGGTGGAAGGTTTTATCCCGGTCGCGCCGACTATCCACAGGGACGCATGATTGCGCTCAAGGACGACCCGATATGGGTGAATATTTCGGCCTTCGGCCAACCGTATCCTCCGTTCGACTTCAACTCTGGAATGGGCATTCGGGATGTCGGCAAAGAAGTGGCGGCCAAGCTCCGTGTGGTTGCGGGGCCTGGGATGGCGGTGGCCGAAGAGCCGAAAACTTCTCTGCATCCCATTCGACGCACCTTCAGCCGGACAATTGGGCTTCCGAGCGTGGCGCATCCGGCCAGGCCATCCGCTACGCCTTTTACGCAGTCGGAAGAATCTCTCGCGCGTGACGCAGAGCAGGCTCGGTTCATTCAGAAGCTCCAGGAGATCAACGCAGCCACAGCCGAGGCAGCGCGATCGGTTGAAGCGCTGAACGCCACGCTCCAGGCAAAGCCGGAAGTCGAAGACTCGGCCCTTATGTCTGTACTCCAGGCGCTTTTCGCTGCTTTCGCTTCGCTTGGGATTGACGGAGTTTTTCACGAGATTGCGCAGCCCGAAGATGTCTCGGCCGAGACTGTTTCTGCGGAGGGTCGAAACTGATGGCTTCCATTGGCATACAGGTTACGATCGAGGATTACGCAACTCCCGCGCTCGCGCGTGCAACAGCGTTTCTCCAGTCCGACCAGGTGAAACAGATTGTTGGCCGAATGGCGGTGAATGCTTTCGGGACGAATTACGATCGCCTCAACCAAACGCCAAATGCGCTTGGCGGCGTGCGAACGAATTACTGGAACGATGCGAAGAACGCGACGAGCTTCGTGATCGAGGGCGACACCGTAACCATCGTGACGGCGCATGTGGGCGCGGCCCTCCATTATTACGGTGGAACAGTGCTTCCAAAAAAGGGGAAATATTTGACGATTCCCGCTGTTCCTGAAGCGCACGGAAAACTTGCGAGCGATTTCCCGGAACTGATCGTGTTGATTGGAAAAGGCGGGAGGCCTTATGCTCTGGGCACGGCTGACCGTATTGGATTTGGAACTACCGGCGGACGCGCGGCGGCACATCGGGTCATTTTCTGGCTGGTCGAGAAAGCCACGATCGGCGCAGACGCCTCGGTGGTTCCGAGCGAAGCGGCGATCATGGAGCCCATTGCTGAAAAGCTAAACGAAGTGATTGCGGATGCGTTCGACGGTACTTACAAAGGAGACGCCCCATGAGTACCCCGCAATCCACGATCGAGCTTGACCAGGACGACCTCGCGTCGCGCCTGCAGAGTGACGAAGTATTAGGCGGAAAAGTAAAAGTTTTCAGTCAGCGAAAAGGGCTCACCGAAAACGACGTTTTGACGGCCCTTGGGGCCATGAATTCCGAGGGAGGAAAGTCTGGCGCGGTGATCATCGTCCTTATGCCACAGCTTGCGCTCGAAGCGAGAGACGCGCCAGGCCCACAGTACTTCGTCCGGTACCCGATCCAGATTATCGATTGGCCGGTTGTTCGCCGGAATGGCGTGGGCGGTGTCGGGATATCCGCCGAGAGCTTGGCTCAGCGCGTAAGGCAGGTTGTGCATCTTAGCAACTTCGGGCGCGGCCAGGCACTTTCATTCGATGCGATTGAGCCGGCGGCGATGAACGATCCGACAAAGGTTTCCTATATCGCCTATTTTAAGAAAATCGGGAGCGACCCGCGTCTACTCAAACCCGCCGCAATCGTTTTCTCGCCGACTTCTGGCGCCGTTCCGCAGACGATCACGCTTACCTGCTCCACTCCCGATGTGGATATCTGGTACACGACCGACGGCAGCTATCCGGGGCCGCGCAATCCGAGTGCGATCCTTTACACCGGGCCATTCACCCTCACGAATGGCGCGACTGTGCGCGCTTCGCCGTGGATCACGGCTTACCAGCAAGGCGACGTTTACCAACAAACCTACACCGGAAGTTCAACCGCGCATCCGCACAGTTCGGCAATGGGTGGCGCACCGTTCGCGACTACCGCTCTAGGCGGGTAATTATCCAAATGAGTTTCGACGCACACAAAAACTTCTGCAAGGTTCTCGTTTCGGCGGGATACAACGCGAGCGCGACCTCGATTGTTCTTTCGGCTGGTGGCGGCGCCAAGCTTCCGGCCGCCCCGTTTAATCTTACCTGGTTCGACTCCACGCTTTTTGATGATCCTTCCGACGATCCAAACGTGGAGCGTGTGCGCGTTACCGCGATTGCCAGCGACACCATCACGATCACTCGCGGAGTCGACGGAACGACCGCAAAGACCCACAATACGGCGGATTCTCAGTACGAAATGGTGCTTGCCGTCGGGAAGGCAGAACTCGAATCAATAGAAAGCGCGATCGATCTTTCGTCTGGCGGCGGTCCATTCGCTTCGCTGTCGCAGTATCAGCAGAAAACGGCAAGGCCGCCTTTTATCCAGCATCAAAACCCCACGCCGGGAAATAGCGTTACTCTCGCAACGATTACCGGCGCTGGTATCGTTGATATGATTTGGGTTACGATGGGCGCGCCGAGTAGCGACTTGGCGTACAACGGGCGCTTGCAGGTTTTTACGGACGGGGCGGTTCTTCCGGACATCGACGTCGACCTTGGAACTCTGTTTCTAAATCACCTAAACGGACGCCAAGGGGATGCGCGGTCTTACGCAACAGAGCATATCCATTCCTCGTCGATGGGCGACAGTGGCACCGGAATGAGTGGAGCCCTTCGTTACAAAATTCCATACTCAAATGGAATCATAGTTAAGCTTTATAGCCCGCCTGACGGCAGCAGTAGCTCAGGCGATTATTCACTTTTCGCGAAGGTTGATCACCACGAACTAGACGAAGCCGCAGTCCCGAGTTTGCGCCTTCGTTCGAACTGCACGCCGTGGCTTCAGAAGAAGACTTACAGCGCTTCAGACATTATCACTTTCTTTGATTTGGTGAACGCTGCCGGTTGGCTCGTTTGGCAGAGCATGGTGGTTCAAGGCGCGAACACATCTGCGAATAAATACAGCTATTTGGAGCGCGTTTGGTTTTGGGCGGTCGATGGCGAAGATACCACGCCAGATGGATCGGGTCAGGTGATAACTGATTTCTCGAACACAGGCGGCGAAGATGTGTTTTTATCCGGCTGGTACTTCGCGAATTGTCAAAAGATTTTCGGGCAGCTTTACACGATGGTGACGGCGACGAATAATAACGACGGCGTGACGTGTGCCGGGTTTGACTTCTGGAACGCCAATGGAGGACTGAAATTCAATTCAAGGCTCAAAGTTGGCTGGTCGCTCAAGTCGGGCAATGTGGTCGACGCTGGCCATAGCATGTCTTGGGTTAAGCTCTTCTACATCGATACGGCGGTGCCGTTCGCTCCCGGTCCTCCGTCCATGACTGCCACGCCTGGCGATGGTCAGGTCACGCTAGCGATTAAAGCGCCGGTCTCTTACGGCTCGAGTAAGATAACTGCTTATACTGGCACCTACTCACCAGGCTCCGGGACGTTTTCGGTCGCGGTTGGAGCAACAAGCGCAGTGGTCACCGGTTTGACCAATGGGACGGCTTATACCTTCAGCCTGACGGCAACAAACTCAGTGGGTGTCAGTGCTGCCGGAACGGTGGTTAGCACGCCAACGGCCGCCCCGAGCAATCCATTCCCAACGATCACGAGCGCCACGGTGCTTGCGCGGTACAAGGCGGATGCGCTCACAGGCTTTTCAGACGGAGACCAGATCGCCACGTGGCCGAAGGTCACCGGATTTGGAAGTAGCTCCGTAAGCCTCGTTGAAAGCTTTGCCGGTAGTGGGCCGGTTTACAAAACAGGTATCTTGAACGGCAAAGCAGTCGCTCGTTACGATAGCGCAAGTTTTCACCGACTTGTTGGAGATGGCAGCTTCAACACGGCAGCTCCGGCGATGGTTCTCGTGTGCTTTAAACCGAGCAACACGTCGGTTAACCAGCTTTTCGACACCTATCCGGGCACGTCCGGGCATGGTCGGTGCGCGGGTGGAATAAATGGCAGCGGAAATTGGGCGGTTTACGCTGGAGCTTCTGACGTGGAGTCAGGCGTCACACCAACGACGGGAGCTCACGTGCTGGCGTTTATGATTAACGGCGCATCCTCATATGTCTCGGTTGATGGAGTAAAGAGCTCGGTGGGCAATGCCGGCAGCGGCGGTTTGGATGTGTTTTCCATGGGAGCGGTTTCGGCGCTAAACGGAGACGTTGCCGAATACGTGTGCGTCGCTGGAAATATTTCCGATTCAGACCGTCGATTAATTGAAGCTTATTTAGGGGCAGAATACGGGGTTACCGTCGTATAAGTTATCGACTTCCCCATATCGTAAATGATTTAATTTTAACCAACAAAAACCACCATGATTTCGCGACTCAGCGACTACCACAGCGGCCCTGCGATTGTTTCTTTTCGCGGAGTCAATTTCTTCACGAAAGACGGCTTTGACCTTGAGTGGACCGTCGAAACCTTCCCAATCAACGTCGACAACTACCAGAAGATCGACGAACGTGTTCGCCAGGTCCCGACGAAGATCACTTTCACGCCGGCGGGCCAATGGACTAACGCAATTCTTGCAGTCCTTTACGATCTCTGCCGACAAGACTACGGCGATTATGTTACGCCAGTGCGGACCCTTGGCGCTATTGCTTCCAATGTGGTCACGATCACCGCTCACCGTCTTTTGACGGGCGACGCCGCATTTGTTAATCCGGCTAACGCGGCCAGCACGAATCCAACAGGCCTTTCGATTGATACGATTTACTACGTCCGAGTGGTGAGTGCGAACACGATCAGTTTTCACCCTACGCGCGCGGACGCGGTCGCGGGCACGAACATCATTACAATCAGTGCGGGCACGGGGCTAGCTCGCCTCACGGTGAACAATCCATGCGTGATTCAAAACACGGACGGTAGTCGCTATACGTTTCATAACGCAGCGGTTACTAAGATGCCTTCCATCCACTTGACCGCCGGTGCAACGCCTTTTGACACGGTCGAAATCTCGTTCTTCCTTCAGGATAATAAGGTGATGTCCGACGCGGATGCGATGTACACGCTTGATACCGCATCCTACCCGGGAGACGGCGGCATCGATCCGGCAACAGTGCTGACGCAATCGCCCAACGTGGCTTGGGGAACGGTTGCCCCTTGGAACGCCTTCAATACGAAGGACGGAGTGAAAATTGATTTCGCGACCACCACGCGAGACATCGAAATTGACGGATTCCCGATCAAGACGAAGCAATTTAACGGGCTCGACGTCACAGCCAAGGCAACACCCATTGGCCCCGATCAGGGCGACGTTCCGTCCAAGCTTCTTGTGCAGGGCGCGGGCGCTTCAATCGGGCGCTCGCTGGCCAGTAACGGCGCGCCGCTCTCGATGTCGTCTACGGGCATGTACGTTGTTCTCCCGTTTGCCGGTCTCCGCGGCGGCCCCGAGCAATTCTCGGTCACGAAGGAACGCATGGGCGAGCAGACTTGGGTTGCCACGCGAACCTTCGACACCAACGGAAAACCTCGCCCTGTCGTTGTCGTTACGACCGATATTTCCCTGACCTAACCCGGATGAATGAAAGTCCGAATCGGAAGCACTTGGTTGGCGCCGGGTGCGGCGTTCGAAAGCACATCTGGACTCCGCGTAAATGGCCAACAGATCACGCAAGAGGTGGAATTCTTTCGGGCGCCGTCGCGGGTATTTTATCCGCGCGGTAACCGGGCGAATGTCGTCTCGTTCTCGGTCACGCGAACGCACGGAAGTCTGCGCGAAGCTGAAGCGTTCATTCTCACGCACCAGGGAGATTTGCCGAATAGCGGGGACGTTTTCTTCATCTGCGGAACCCCTGCAGATAACCAGGTTGTCACGCTACCTGGCGCGGTGCTCGAATCCGATGAGGGCTATATTATCGGAACAAGTTCGACCTTCTCTTACGAGATCCGCGGCGGCGTGTTCCGTACCGACATAACCCCAGGACCTGAGCCAGACATGAGCACAATTCGACGCGCTGAGGTTTCGCTTGACTCAGGGGACACAAGCAAGGCCGTCACGTTTTCAACGCCAATGGCGGGCACTCCGGTTGTAACGGCTAACGTCTCTGCTCCGGATGGAGGAGATGCGCTTTTTGCCACGCTTCAGCAAAGCACGATTTCAGCGTCCGGATTCACCGTTAATTTCCAGGGGCCAATCCCGGGAGCTGGCTATTTCCTTTCTTACATCGCGATTTCATGAAAACCGTTTCAGCTTTTCTTTTCCTTTTTTTCTGTGCGCTCGGGTATTCGGCTACTCCCATAACGGATGGCCGATTCACCGGCACGCTTAACAGCGTTCAAAGCGGAGCTGTTTTCACCTGGCAAAGCGGGTCGACGATCTCGGTGGATGCAGGCGCGACGGTAACCGGCCTTCAGAGGACTAATTCCACGCTCACGACTCTAGCCGGAATCACATTCAGCTCGTTTAGCCAGGGCCTTTTTCCGCTCACGACGCGCACGGCCTACTTTGACGCGATTGCGCCGAGTCCGACGTCAGGAGATTTGCTTTATTACAATGGGACGCATTGGGTTCCTGTCGCGATTGGGACAACCGGACAGGTTTTGACCGTCGCGAGCGGACTTCCGTCGTGGGCGGGAAGCGCGGCGGGCGCGCCAAGCACGGCGACCTATATCACGCAGACTGCAGACGCTGGGCTATCGAATGAATTTGCCATGGGCTCACTTGGCACGGGCCTCGTGAAAAATGCGACTACGACCGGCATTCCCTCGATCGCGGTGGCCGGAACAGACTATGTTGCGCCGGGTACCGCAACGACATCCGGACTAACGATGTCGACTTCGCGCTTGCTCGGACGAACAACGGCCAGCACGGGCGCAATTGAAGAGCTTACCTTTAGCGGAATGCTCGACCAGATCGGAAATACGCGGGGCGCATTACTCGAGCGCGGTGCTTCAGGTTGGACGGTAGTTGCGCCGGGAACGTCAGGCTATGTTTGGACGAGCAACGGGTCTGGTTCGGATCCAAGTTGGCAGGCAGCTTCAGGTGGCGGAAGTATATCGGGTTCCACGGGGAGCACTGATAACGCTATCCTACGTGCGGATGGAACAGGCGGAGCGACTATTCAGGGCTCCGGAGCGACGCTTGCAGATGACGGTGGATTAACCGCAACTTACTTCGTTTCAAACCAAACCAATAGCTCTAATTATTCCACATCTGATTGGCAAACGCCAACTCGTCATTACACCTTGGCTTTAGGTGGGTCTGGATCAGCGTCGCCCAATCTTTTTTATCTTTATGATCAGACGGCGACCGCGGTGAGGCTCAGCTTGAACACGTCTGGTCTATTCACTATAAATCAAGCGTTGGATATCGGAGACGGGACTGCGACGGGCCCGCATCTCAATATTAACAGCAGCACAGCGCCTTATTTTCAGTTTTCCATAGGAAGTACAGCAAAGGCGTCATTTGGTGCGGCTGCCTCCAGTGGGGACTTTTTCACCGGAAGCACAGCGGGGCAATTAGTCTTAAAATCGGATTCCGCTCAGGGTCTGGCTTTTTCCGCAAATGGATCATCAAAGCAGATGGAATTATTGAGCTCTGGAGATTTGAATCTACCCGGTAACATAGTAAGTGGCGGAACTCTTCCTTCTAACACTTCAGTTTATTTCGAGCGGTCAGGATTTTCCATTCTAACCATGGCCTCGACAGCGCAGGACGCACGCATACGAATGGTTCGACCGAATAATTCTAAAAGTGCGATGATGGAGTTCATTCGGGGAACAACCGATGAATGGTATATGGGAGCGCCTTATACAGCGGACACTCCAGATGGCAGCGGCAATCAATTTGTATTTAATTTATACGACGGATCCGTTCACACCTTTCTAGCCATCACAGCGTCTGGCGTAATATCTTTTCCCGCCTACGGCGCCGGAACACTCACGACTGATGCAAGTGGCAATATTACGGCCACCTCAGACGCTCGGCTCAAAAACATTTTAGGAAGTTTCAATCGGGGAGTTTTTGACTTGCTTAAAATTCGGCCGGTCAATTTCCGCTGGAATAAAGAAAGCGGAAACGAAACGGAAGGAACCTACTCGGGATTCACCGCGCAAAACATCGAAGCAGCAATTCCCGAGGCTGTAGGCCATATGTCCAATGGCATGATGACACTTCAAGATCGAGCGATTCTCGCCACTCTGGTGAATGCGAATCGGCAACTGTTCATTGCGGTTGTGGCACTCGCGCTATTGGTTGTTGCTCTCACATTTAACGCTATTACGATCAGACTTAGAAAATGAAAACCCGCGGGATATTTATCGTTTCGGTTACCCTAATTCTAAGCGGCTGCGTGAATCAGGGATACCGCGGACTAGTTCCCGGCAAAGATGTGCACATGAAGAATTTCAAGCAGGAGATTACCACTCCTTGGGGACACAGCTTGATTACGGCTGATGAGTTTGACACCGTCGTTAGAGCTGACGGAACCGTTCAAGTTGCCGTTCCTGCAGAGGTGATTCAAAAAAAATAAACCCATGTCAGACGACCTGAAGAACGAGAAAGACAGAGAATCCGCATCGCCTTTTCCACCCACCTCAACCGAAGAATTCACGAAAGCCATGCGGGCAATCGTGCGCGAACATGAGGAGCAGAGAAGGAAAGAGCGCCATGATGCTAATTCAGCCCAACAAAAGGCAGTTGGAATAATCAGCCAGGAACAGCTTATTCTTTCCGGAAAAGTACAAGAAATCGCCGAGACGCAACGAGTCCAGGAAGAAGCGATACGCTCCCTTGACAGAAAGATTGATGGCTTACTTGAAATCGCCGTTTCCAATGGCAAGACAACTGTTAATGCTGCGGTAAAGGCGGAAGCGGCGGCAAAGACAAGTAAAAGCACCTTCCTTGAGCAACGCGCCATTATCGTCACGGGCCTTGGCACGGCTGCTTATTGGTTGATTGAATATTTTCTTAAGAAGTAGTCCGTATGCCAGATCTACGCGTAGACATCAAAACGTCGGCGGATGTCTCCGGGGCCAATGAAGCCACGGCAGCACTTCAGCGCACGACGGCCGCGGCGAACGCACTCGGGGAATCGTCTACCAGTTCGGCAGAGGCTGCAGTAAAGTCACAGGCAGCGATCGAACAAGCGGCCAGTTCGGCAAGCAAACTTACCGACGCATTGAGCTCGGCGGCAGGCGCGGGCGACAATGCGACAGCAGCGGTTCAGGCAGTCGCGAGCCGGGCGGACGCTGCGGTTCCCGCGATCGATGCTGCGACGAAAAACACCGTTAAACTGGGTGGTAGTTTTTCGGACCTCATCCGCCGTGGATCGCCCGCGCATGAACTTTTGGACGGCATTCTTCAAGGTAGCCTCCGTTCGTCGACCGGAGTCCTTGCTCTTACTCGAGCGGTTACCGGCCTATCGCGCGGATTTGCTTTGGGAGGAATGGGGCTTTTCACGACGGCCGTTGCAGGACTAGCCGCCGTCGCGCTTCTCGCCGCCAAAAATCTAAAACTCACCGGGGAGTCCGCCGAGGAATCGCAAAAGAAATTCCAGGATGCAAAGAAGGCAGCGGACGAACTTGGACGCACTGAATTAACGCAACTGGAGACGGCGCTCCAGCGTGTGACCGCGCAGGCCGAACGCGAGACGAAGGCCTTTACCGAGCTTGAAGCGGCGAAAGGGAAAGTCGCGAATGCCGATTTGGCGCTACGCACGGCGCAAATCCAGAACAATCCCAGGCTGACCGCAGAGCAGAAGGTCACCGAGGAAATTCGCGTGCGTGAGCAGTTTCAGCGTGCCGCCGACGCCCGCGATCTTGAATTGTCCGCAAAAAAGGTCGAGGAGGCCAAAAAGGTCGCTCAGGCGGCCAGTCAAAATTTATTGGCCCCGCAGGCTCAGGTAACGGCGTTTGATGCCGAAACGGACCGCCTGCGAACCCTCCGCGAGCAACGGGCTCAGCTTCAGGCCGACATTCAGCGCAATAATGAAGAGCAGGCGCGCCGAACACCCGCCAGTACCAACATCGGAAATATCGGCGTGGCGACAGCGGGATTTAATCCCGAGAGCATTCGGCTCAATGAAGAGCTAAAAAAAGCGCCGGTCATTTCGGATGAGGAAGTTAAAGCCTCGGAAGCGCGCGCGGATGCAGTTCGTAAGACGCTGGAAGCCGAGAAGGAAAAGGCCAGAATTGCGCAGGAAACCTATGCGGACGCGCAGGCGAGCTACCGGCTTTTGGAGCAGACACAAAAGACTGTATCCAGTCTGACCGCACAGACGACTCGCGTGACCGCGATTCCCGAACTCGTCAAAGCCCGTCAGGAAGATCGAACCACGAAAGCCCAGCGCGATCGGGACCTCGGCCCCAATCCCGAGGCGGTAAAACTGACGACTGCTAACGAACAGATTTCCGGGCGAATTAAGGAGCTAAGCGATGCTATTCTTCGAAGCCAACAGCCAGGCAAGTCCCCAGAGAACTTAGCGCGCCAGGGGGAAATTGATTCGCTCACTGCGACCCGCGATCAAAACCTTAACCAGATCGACGCCTTCAATCGGGCGCCAACTAAAACCGACATCCGCAAAAGCGATCTTAGGGCCGCTGGCAAGGACGTGTCGAAGGACCTCAAACTCGACCCAAAGCCAATCGAGGATGCAGAGACGAAGAAAAACGACGAACTTCTCAAGCTCGCGCAGGATAATAATGCGGGCCTAAAGGGCATTGCCGATACGATCACGGCCCTACCGCCCCCTCCAAAACCTGACACGGGCCCCGTCTTGTCGGGACTCATTGAATACAACGGCCAGACAGTTGCAGCCTTCCGTGGCGTAAATCAAAACTTTATCGAGATTGGAAAGATCCTTCGCACGCAAGCTCAGCAAATCGAATCGCTTAGCCGTCAGATGTCGCAGGCCTCACCATGATAATGCTCGAGTGCAATGGTGTTTCGCAATCTCTTGAGGGTTGGGGAATCGAGCGCGCGGTATTGCGGCTCGTGAGCCTAGCGATCGATACTTTCACCTTTGACGTTTCGGTTCAGGATGCATTCGCAGACCCGGCTTTCGCTTTTCATGACGTTATCAACGTCTATTCTGACGGCGTACGCGTGTTCTCCGGGCAAATCACAAAGACGCCCGTCATGGGCTCGGCCGCGCGCGAGGCGCAGTCTTACGTTGCATCCGGCCCTTGGTATTACCTTTCCCGGATTGTCTATAAACAAAAGCGCCTGGTGTATAATGGAGTAATCATCGCGCCTGAGATTGTGGATTCTTCCCGAGTGATGCTGTTCATGGGCACTGGTATTACGGATCCGCGCAACAGTGCGGCGATGGTTGAAGGGGCGATCAACTATGGGGTAAATGTATTCCACATCCCAATACAATTTGGTGGCACTGACTTGAGCCTCCAGGCTCCCATGACCGAAGTGCGCGACGTGACGTGCGCGGATGTCATCATTTTCACAGCCAAGTGGACGCCTGACGCAGTCGCGTGGTTTGACTATTCGGTCGACCCTCCCGCTTTTTATTGTAAACGAAGGTCCAGCCTAACCGCGGTTGAGATCGATCCGATCAACACGACAGAGAATTTGGTCACGAATTGGAAAATTCAGGCACGTCCTGACCTCCAGGTGGCGGGAGTCCTTTTCACCTTCGAGCAAACGATCGTAGTGGAAGGCGTTCAAAAGGTGGCGCTCACGAGCCAAACGGCGGGAGACGTTTCGGGGATCGACGTCATCACTCACACCTTCACTCTCCAGGGATTAACCGAGGACACCCCCGAACTGCCACCTCCAAGTCTCGCCACGCTTTACTTTAATGCCGTAAGCGAGCTCCAGTGGGAGGGAGAAATCGAGATCGCAGAGCAAGATTGCTCGTTTATAATTGGACCTGGAAATGCAATGAATTTCGCCGCGACTTGTCCCGCCAGGTTCCAGACAATGAAGGCCCTCGTTCAACAGGTTCAATACGATCTTGTGAATGGCATAACCAGTGTTTCGTTCGGACCGCCCAGCCAACTAGGCCCGCAAGACTTTGTCACCCTGCTAAACTCATCGCGTGGCATTACTCCCGGGACTAATTTGGCGACATCCGGAAGCACGAGCGGAGGAGACGGAGACAGCACAGCCGGCCCAACGCCTAAGCCATTCCCAGGATCCGGAGATCAGCCATTCCCCACGATCGAACTTGAGCTTTGCAATGGTTCGCGCGTGCACGTAGTGGGAAGTCCATAATGGCCTATAAAGTAAAGGTCAGAGACGAGAACCACAGGTGTTGTTGCGACGGCGGAACGTGCGCGATATTTTGCAGTACCCGCGGAGGCATGGCGACCCTTGTTGGCGTAAATGAATTCTCCGATCCAGCGCATGGGATCAATGTATCGATTCCACCAAAAAAATACCGTTTTTCCGGTCTCAGCGGTGCTACTTATGTTTACGATTCTTTCACGGGATCTTGTCCGGTCCCAGGAGACGACGGAACAGGGCGAATTAGAAACACGTATTCCGGTTTTTGCCGCTATGATGCGACCACTGGACTCGTGGTCACGAATAGCGGGAATAATCACCAGGTGGTTGAGGGCTGCTACGGAACCGAAGACGCCAATCTTTCCGTCGCCTGTGGATCAGGCCCAATCGATCAGGTTCGCGCGCCTGGGCATGTGGTCTCTACCACGGTCAAAACCTGGTACGGCATTGGATGCGCCTCGGGGGTTTGCTTCATTTCGAACTTGGCTTATGGAGATCCAGGCCAGATCGCGATGCAAACGCTAGGCGAGGAAGATACTGAGGCGGACGCCATTGCTCGTATTCCTGGTATTGATACGTGGGGGCCCTATGTTTCGTGTGCAACTCTTGCGGTTTGTTGTAGAACAGCCTGGCAACTTAGGGGAGCGGGCCAGTTTACTTTGGAATATGTTGAATCACGCATAAAGGTTCAGGGCGCCTCATCGCCCAATACCCATATAAGCGTAAAGGTCGATCTTTCGAGAAAACCTTATGGAACGGGCATTCCCTACTCACTTTATCAGACATTAGAAGATGACCCGACGACGGCCCCCGATGGCTCGTTCTCGGTTGATTTCGGCGTTCTTCCAAACGATGTTGGATGGGAAACGATTGCGGGCAACTGCCGAGTCGAAGTGCTCTAAATGGCGATCAAGATAACGACGCATAACCCGGCGCTTGGAATACCCTTCAAGCACGCGACTGATATTGCACCCGCGAGCGAAATTATCGTAAAGGAAAACGCCACAAAACCGCCGCTTTATCCCACGGGCCCCGCACTTTGGAAAGAGCTCCATCTACGGGCACTTGAGCGCGAGGGCCAAGACGACTCGGCGTGGATGCTTAAGTTTGAAAATAGAATCCCGTGCGGAGAGTGTAAAAGGCATTTCGCCGAAATGCTCAAGAGCCTACCAGAAAACTACGTTGGCTACTTCGATTGGACGGTAAAGACTCATAACTCCGTAAATTCCAAATTGGGCAAACCAATCCTCTCGCTTGAGCAGGCAAGAAAGCTTTACGAAAAATAAGGTTTGCAAACCGGCAAAATTTGCCTCCTCTGAGACAAGAAGGCGCACAAAGAAAGCTTAAGTTTCGCCCGGTGTGCGCGAATTAACTAAGCCGCACCGGGTTTATCTGCCCTGACGCAGGCGCCATGTTGAGGCTAAGGCGTCGTGTTCCTCTTCCGTGAGCGAACCGCACATTACCAATTCAGCCAGGTGCGCGGCAATGAATTCTGTCTCAATCTCTTTTTCGGTGACGGGAGTTTTTGCGCTCATGGCTTAGGAAGCGTCGACGACTTCGGATAAGTGCGAGGAGGACGGGCGAATGGCGGCGGAAGCGCAGCGGAAGGCGTAGACACCAAAGGCGATCACGAGCGCGATTAAAATAAGTTGGGCGATTTGTTTCATGCCCAAAGTATCGGCTCATTTTCAGACGACTTTAGGAAAAATATCGTCCATGCTAATCACTTAGTATTCATCAATTTGCATTATTGCTTACGATCATCACGACGAATCCATATTGCGCAAACTCCCCCGCGTTGCCGATTAGTTTCTTAGGATCTCTCGGGTCGGGCGGAAACGCGAACCCGGGATAGGCCGACTGATTTCCCTTGTGGTCAGGTTCGGGAGATCGCCCGAGCCATCCCTTTTGAAAGGATTTCACCTTAGCGCCGTCTCCACTTCCAATATTTACGATGTTGAAGCGGTCTTGCATGGCCACGCACGTGGGATCGTCGACCTGGATCTTCAGATGTGTCCCTGAAATTTGGCGATGGTTGGTTTCGTCCCAGTGATTAATAACGAGTTTTACTTCGTTGTCTCCGCGGCAGACTGCATAGAAAGCGTTCGCGAATCCGTGCGCGTCCTTGTCCTCGCGGCGAGTGGTCACCGCGTTCATGACGTCAAGGTAGTGGATTTCGCTATTGGGTATCGTGTACCGCGCCCATGCCATATGAACCAGTCCGCGGCCGATCCAAATTGATCCCCAAAGGCTTGGGCGTGCCCAGTCCGGACGTGAGGGCGGGTTGTATCCAGTCCAGTTATACGGATCAGCGTACCAGGAAATATTGACGAATTTGGCCGTACCGTCTTCGCATCCAATCACGAGTTTTTGGATGTCGGAATAATCCCATCCGATTTCGGGTCCGCCGTAGCCCGATGCAATCATGCAGGTCGGGCGCGCGACGGGAAAAGCCAGGATCTCGGTCGGTGCCAAGTCGGGGCGATCCTTCAAATTTGGCGGGAACGTTCCACCGTCATGCGCCGCTCGCGTGGCCTCCCACTTCACCTGATCTCGCTCCAAGTAATTCGACCAAACGTGATTCATCCACAGCGAGAAGTCATACATGCGAAATTCGCCTTCCTCGCGCGAGGTTACTGCGAACCAGCATGCTTTGGGAAAGCAGAGATAGCGTTGCGGGTCATTTATATTCGAATATCCATACCTCTGCCCGGAGTCGGCCAGGTTGATCGATCCAGGGTCTGGTTGCGGCGCGAGCGCGGCGTCAGTCCCGATTTTGATTCCGTCCGCACATGCGAAAGGAAGTTCACGCTCGCCAATCCAGCGGAAGCCCGAGAATGACCCGAGATTTGAAAAGCCGAACCATGGCTGGGAGTGGTTCTTGAGCGCGTAGCCTTGAAGAGCGAAAAGCACGATCTTTGATCCCTTCGACGTCCAGACGATGACGGCGGCCAGCTCGTTCATGTCGGAACTTGAAACCTTCATCGGGATTTCGCCTTCTGGAAATTGATAAACCGGCGGGGGCGGCGCATCGCCGTCGCGAGAAGTCGGAGACGTGACCACCGTGAGAATACGCTTTACGGGATCGGTTGCCAGTGCCTCCCCGCACACGATCTTATCGCTCACGTAAATGCAGCTAGCGTAAGGGATAGACGGACCCCAAAATAGTCCACCCGCTTTCGGAATCGTCCGTATAGCGAGATTGTAGTAGGCTCCAAATTGAACCGAGCGTACCGGGAGATTTGAATCCGACCGCTCTCCTTTCGGGACGAAAAGCGTTTGTCCGCGTACGGACCAATAATTCCCCCACCATCGGTTAGAATACAGTCCGGGCTTTTGTTCGATCCAGTCTTGGCGGTGCTGCTGGAGGAAAATCTCCGCTGGCGTAAACCCGTCGCCTCGTCCAGAAATGAGCGAGTACTTTGATCGGTCGGCCAGGTATTGGTCCCGCGTGATGACCCCGGTAGTGGTTACGTATCCGCCTGGGTTGTTGTCAGGATCAAGGATGTCGATTGCGTTGTTAGGTAGCGGCTGGAGGTTCCCCACGCCTGGATCGATGCCGAGTCCATTCACGCTCAAATTGTAGGGATCGACTTCTTGAGCGCCTTTCCACGTCTCAAAAGCCTGCCCTGGATGGCCGAGGTCCTTGTCCGTCGTAACCGTTTCTCCCGCACCGAAAAGCGTTCTTATAAACGTATCCGTTTTCTCGGGATAGTGATAATATTCTTCTTTAACCACAACGGGTTTCCCCGGGTGGTTCGCTTTAAAGTGGCCGCCGATTCGCTTGGAGATCGAGTCTGTATCCCATAGCGTCCAATGTTTCGCGCGATTCTCCCAGTTGATCGATTTGTCCGGATTGACCAGTGGCGGATTGTTCCACGTGGAACGTAGGTCGCGCGCGGGTGGGTAAACGGCGAATTCGATCCCTTCAGCCCATAAACGCGCTGAGTGCTGCACGCCGGTTTTCCATTGGTGATATCCGCCGACTAGCGGCCATTCCTGCAGTGATCCGCCAATATAAGACGAGGGATTGTCGCGCAGGTAGTCCGCGAGTCGTGTATCGCCAAGAAGGATGTTTTTACGGTCAATCAGCGCGTCAATAATCGGCCGATAACTTAGGCCCAGGTCGATGGAGGATTGCGGCCACGAGTTCTCGCCGGCCGAAAGCAGCGGCAACAGCCCGTAGTTCAAGATTACTTTTTGGCCGTTTGCATTCGCCGCGGCGGAGAGCTTTGCCAGGTTGGATTTGAATTCGTCCGCCGTTATCTGGTGGTTTACCGAGCAATCGTTAGGCCCAAGGGTCACCATGATATGCGTCGCTTTGCCATCCTTCGCTTTCACCAAAGCTCGAGAAAGTAGGCTTCCCTCCGAAGTATCCGCCCAGTCCCTCGTGGTTGTTCCATTGGCCGCGCAGTTGGCCACGATCGTCAAAACACGGCCGGAGTACGCCAAAAGCTCCGCTGGTATTCCGGCAGTTGGATCTCCGAAGCCCTGATCGACCGAAGTCGAGTCGCCAATAATTACAAGTGCCACTGGTGATCCATCCCAGGCGGCCGCCGTAGCTCCGCCAGCGTCGTGTATTGGGAAAGTTGCGGTGAAACTCAGCCCGCCAGGCGTGGTGGGGTCAAAATCATATGCAGGGTCCGATGCGCCCGCGATCGAGTGTCCGTCGCGGCGCCATTGCGCGATGACAGGATCAGCGAACCCGCTCGCAGTAATTTCCACCTTTAACTGGGCTTTTTGTGTATCTTCTGACATATTGGCTCCTGAAATGCGGCTCTCGTTTCAAATCGAGTTCGATCTTGTCGAACCCCCAAAGTTTGCTGATGCGTTCTCGTACCGAGTAGGCCCTGTTGTCGATAAATTATCAACTCCTCCAAAACATATGGACGTCATCGTCACCACAAAACAAAAAGCCCAAGTCGGCATCATTGCGACTTCTAAAGGCCAGCCCTACACCCTTACTTCGAAACCAACCTGGACGGTCATCGCCGGAACTGCATCCCTGCAAGTAGCCGACGATGGATTGTCCGCTTGGATCGTTCCGCCTGACTCCGAGGGGGATAGCCTCATCGAGATCCGTGATACGACGCCCGGAAGCACGCTCGTTGATCATGTTAAGTTTCATGCTGATAACACCAGCACGCCGCCTGTTACGACCTTCGCCGACAGTTTCGGACTGAAAATCCTTCAGACCGTCGATAAATAACCCCAAAACCTCAACGATTTGAGGACTCTGCCCGCTCGGGATGAACGAGCGGGTTTTTTATTTGGCTGGATCGGCGATTGCGGGAGCCGGCGGCGTGACGCGCGGGAACGTGATGGTAACGCTTAGAGAGCCATCAATCGTCGCGGGGTCAAAGGTGTAGGTCGCGTCGCCCGCGCCTGGAATGGATCGCCCGTTAAGACGCCATTGGATGATAGCCGCGGGAGGAAAATTTACATTCGTGATGTTGGCCGTGAGTGTCGCTTGCATGGGAATTACAGTGAGGCTCGCTTTATCCGAGAGCGCGGAACCGGCCGCGTTCGTTACCTGCGCTGTGTAGTCGCCCGCGTCAGTTTTGGCAACTGGCGAAATGACCAGCTTGGGCCCGCTCGCGCCCGAAATTGGCGCGCCGTTCTTAAACCAGGCGTAGCTGAGTGGCGGCGAGCCGTCCGCGCTTACGTTCATCTCAACCGTTTGGCCGAGCTGGGCTGTCGCGCTCGCGCTGAGGCCTTTGGCGGTCGTTAGGAGCATGAACAGCGCGCAAGGTAGTTTCATAAAAGGCGACGACCCTTCCTGATATTGGAAATCCACGGCATGAGCGCAAGGTTTGACTCGACGTGCTTACCTCCCTTGCAAAGAGGAATCACATGATCGACGCTCCATTTTAGGCCCGTGCATTTTGTGATTCTCTTAGCCGCAAGATAATAGTGCGAAATTAGCTCAGCGTTGCCGTGCTCAAAAGATCCGTATTTTTCTGCGCGCTTGCATGCCTTATAGTGTTTAACGATACCGGCTCTTTTTTCGCGCCAAATCTTCAGCTTCGAGCGCGTTTTCTCCGGATTCGCTATCCGGTGGCGGCCCGTTCGGTCCGCATTCGTGCGTCTAAGTTTATCAAGTTGTTCGGGCGTGATCCATCTCTCATAGAGATAGCCGCGCGCAAAAGTTCGTCGGTCGTAGACTTTCCCGTCTGATCGCATTTCGCCTCGCTTTGGCATGGTATTGAATTCGGTCGTTTTGGTTCGTGGAAACTAACTGAGCGCACCTCACCTTTTCGGGGTGAGAGTGCGCGTTGAATTGAGTCGCATTGGACTGTGGTTTCACTTCGCCCCGTAGCTCGAACCCCCACGGCGTGTCCACGTTTCAAGGGGTGAGAGTTCTGTGATGACCGGGCTCACGTTGTTACTTCTTAGAGCCACGCTCGTGAGCGGCTGGCTTGGCCTTTCCGGCCATCACAGAACTCTCGTTGCTACGGTCCTCACGGCCTTGCGGCCAGACAGATTTAAGTCCGCTTGGATTCGGGAAGCACTGATGAGCGGACTGCGCTGGAAGACTCGGCCTAACCGGTGACTAAATCCGGGTTTACCTGTCCTCGATACAACGCAGCCCTTGGGCCTTACCTTATGGAGCGCCGATGTGGTCGGAGTCACCCGCAGAGCAGCGACACGTTGGCCTGGTAATTGTTGATCCGCTCATCAGTGCCGCCCTGCTGTTCACAGCGCGGACACCGTTAAACGAAAGCTCTGATTGGGTCCGTCACTGGCGATGCTTCTTTACTAAGTGCGCACCAAGTAAAGTATTGGATATGACGGCAATTTCCCACTATCGCCGGAAATCCCAGTCAGAGCCTTCGTTTGTCTCTCTCGCCTCCTTCGTGGGGAGGGGAGCAGGATCGCCGGTCGTATATCGACCTCCGGTAAAGGCGGCACGGAATAATTAATTTCGTGTGCGCCTTTTTTGGATACTGCGCGCGCCGATGTCAAGAACTGAAAAACCCCCGGCTTTCAAGACCGAGGGTTTCCAGAATTATTCCGTATCGCCGTCCTAACGTTGCTGGACGAAATAAGCGCGAAAGACTGAGCCATTCAAGTCAAAACGCGGAAAATAATCGTGTACCACAAACGCCATTTTACTTGAAATGGCGTTTGTGCTGTGATTTTCTCGGGGCATATGAGCACCATTGAGCAAACCCAAGAGGCATTGCCGGTGAAAAAAGAAATCGAAAAAACAGTTCAGATTTCAACCAGCGTGCCGATTTCAATTGCAGCAAAGATAAAGATCCAGGCCGACAAACTATACCAAGGAAAGACTTCCAAGGCGGCGCGGGAACTCCTTTGCAACGCAACCAAAGACCTTCCCTCAACATGAGCTTTCACAATCTCGCCTACGCCGACCTGTCTGGATGCACGAAACACGATTATACGCATTCGGATGTAGTAAGAATGGACTACAGCAACGCGCCGCAATCGGCAAAACCGTTCATGATTCACCCGAAATTTACAATTTCGGTGGGCCACGATGAAGAGACTGGAGCGGTCGTCTATCACCTCCGATTCACCGAGGAGTCGCGAAAGCTCATCTGTTACGAACCATTTGATTCTGCAACAGCGGCCGTGATGGCCGGACTGCGAGAAATCGGCGACATCAAATGAATCCCGAGGACATTCCGCATTGGGTTGTCAACTCGTCCGGCGAGTTGGGGGTAGAAATCGGAGGGCGATTCTTTTTTTGCTACAAAGGAGAGTCGATTGAATATACGGAGGAATCTGCGGACGAAAAGATAATGGTTCGCCGCATTGGCAAGCGTGAATTTGGAGAAACCGTTTGGCCTATGAGTTGGATTAAAGCAGGCCGTCGAACGGCCACTTATGAAGTCAATCTGACGCACACACCCGGTTTATCAACAGTGGCAGCGGATGACCCTAACTACCTTTGGAACCCGCTGCCTTTGGCGAAAGAATAAAAACCCTAAAGTCGAGAGCGGAAGCGCCGATAATAATCCCATGCCTAAAATCTACCAGTCGAATCCAGTTAAAGAGTACCAAATCATCTGCACGACAGACTTGGACATGAGCATCTACGGAATGCCAGCGGACTACGAAGATGCCAAGGCCGCTCTGATCGAGTACCGAAAAGACTATCCTAACGATAATTTCCGACTTGTCGCGATTATCGACGTTTAAAACTAAAGTCTGCGCCGAAAGCGCCGATACTATCACCATGAAATTCAGCAAAGTTATAAAAATTGGCGACGAAGTCTTAACTCCCCGCCGCGGACGTCAAACCGTTGCCGCCATCGAATATTCGGCGAGCGGTCACGGCTCCGAACCGCAAAATCTCACCGAAATTCACGTTTCGGACGCGTTCAACGATCGGACGACATTCGTTTTCGAGTCGGGCCATTATTGCTACGGAAACCAAGTGGTCTCAATCGGCATCGCCACAGAAATCATTCCGGAACTCAAAGCATAGTGAAAGAAGCCGGTAAAACGATCATGGCTTATGAGCTTTTCGGAAGCGAAGATTCCGAAGGCGAAGGCATAGCCATTTCGTTTAAATACGGCAACCGACGATTCAGCGGAATCCGAAAACTTAACGGATGCGAATATGAAATCTCTAAAGATCGTGGCGTTGTGGGCGATGTAGAGGTTTTCACCAAGATCATTTCACACACCGCCAAAATCAAATTACTCTGATGCCAAACGAACAAACAGAAATTGAAATTTCCAATTCTCCGAAGTCGGAAGCCATTTCGCTTATCCGAGAGGCGATGCACGCAGGAAAGGACCCTGCTTATCTTCGCGAGCTTTTGGCGGTTCGTCGCGAATGGGAAGCCGATGAAGCACGGAAGGCCTACAGTTCCGCCAAGGCCGACTTTCAGGCCCGCGCCCCGATTATCGAAAAGGCAGACACCGCTTACGATAAGAAATATGCGCGCATGGATCGCATCTGGCGCGAGACGCGACAACTACGCGCGGACACTGGGCTAGCAGTAACATGGAACGTTTGCGAGCTGCGCGAAGGCGGAATCTGTCACGTCGAAGGCAACTTGTCTCACCGCCAGGGCCATTCGGAACCATTGCGCATGGATGTGCCGATTCCTGAACTAGTCAAGGGACAGAACAAGGCTCAGCAGATGGGAAGCGCATATACTTATGCTCAGCGCTATGCATTTTGCGCCGCCCTAGGAATCGTGACCGGTGAGGACGACGACGGGAATGACGCCGGAAGCGTATTTGTAACTAAAGAGCAAGCCGATGAAATCGCCGAACTTGTCGACGCATGCCGCGGCCTTAACGGATGGCAGGAAAAAGCAGGCACATTCTGGAAGTGGCTTAAGGTTGAGCCTGACATGGTTCACGCAATCCTTTCGGTTCGCTATGTTGACGCGGTCACTTTTCTGAGGGCAAAACTGAAAAAATGAAAACCTTCGAAGTGATCCAACGCTCTGAATCTTGGTATGAAGTTCGCCGCGGAGTTCCGACATGCTCGCGGTTTGATCAGATACTCACGCCAGTCCAGGCAAAGCCCGCCGCCGCACAAGAAACATTGATCAACGAGCTCCTAGTCGAATCGATCATGCCACCGGAGCAGGGACTGATCAAAGGCCACATGACCGAGGAAATGGAATCTGGCATGATATTGGAAGCGGAAGCACGATGCCGATATGAGCTGGAGTTTGCGAGCGCGCCAATGACCGAAGTCGGGTTTCTAATGCACGAAAGCGGATTATTTGGCGGATCACCCGACGCGCTTGTTGGAGAAGAAGGTGGCGTTGAGATTAAATGCCCCGCAGCGGTCACGCATATTGGCTATCTTCGCGCCGGCGCTCTCCCGAATGACTACAAGTGCCAAGTTCACGGCTATCTGATCGTCACCGGTCGCCCGTGGTGGGACTTCTTCAGCTATTGCCGAAACCTACCCGTTTTTCGCCTGCGCGTTCACCGCGACGACTTCACCGAAAAGCTCGCTAAAGAATTGTTAAACTTCTGCGCGAAGTATAAGAAGGCTCGTGAGGACTTCGGCATCGTTGATATAAAGACCGCACGCGAACAGGAGCTAGAAAAACTATAAAAATGGTGCGCGATAATTCTAAAGACTACGGCGCAAGTGCCGTTAAAGCCATACGTGAATACTTACAACGAAACCAAACAACTTGGCCAAAACTCAACGGAGAGTGCGTCGCGCTCATCCTTCAAGAACACTACGAATCATTCATCTCAGCGCAGCCCGAACTACCATTCGAACGGAAAGCCGATACTTTGCCTGAGCTTGGCGGAACGGGCAGAACGCGAAAAGAACCGACTGAGCGAGATCCGCTTTTCGACGCGCTCTACCTTTCTACCACCAACGGCTCTCTGGCTGAAATAACGAAACGCTCAGCCCGCGCGGTCGGAGTGGCGCTAAGCGAGATCCTGAAGGTCACTCCCAATTTGACGCCAGACGAGATCGAGCGCCGCGCCCTCTGTTTTAAACGCGCTCATCGAGACTGGCCACTCACGCCGAGTTCGCTTTGCAAGCATTGGAGTGAATTCGCCATAAATACCGAAACCAAACGACAAAAACTCGACCCTTACAAAACGCCGGACAATTGGCAGCATCTCTTCAGATCCACTTTCCCAGAAATCGAACCGCCGGCCAACTGGTCCGAAATATCGGTTCCTCTCCGCACTGACATTTTGAGAAAAACATCGTGAATAATTCCACCGAAATCATCAAACGAACGGAGCGCATAAAATCGATTAGCGCCCAACTGATCGCCGAACTTGAGCAAATCCAACTTGACGCGGAGCGCATTTCTAGCGGTCACGTTTGCCACTTACCCGAAATAAAAATCATTCAAGAAAGCGTTGCGGCTCACTTTGGGCTTTCGCCTCAAGTTATGGTCAGCGCGACGCGCACCGATCCCTTTGTAAACGCGCGCTCACTGGCGATTTTTCTTTGCCGCCGTATCACGTTTTATACCACGATGGAAATAGGGCAATGTTTCGGCGGTCGCGAGCATTCATCCGTTCTTTACTCTTTCACGCGCACGGCCGACAAAATGGATGGCAACCCTGCGTTTTTGAAAGACGTTCAAGAGCTGGAGCGGTCTTGCCGTGAACGCATCCAGCAGTCCGGCAACCGCATTTCGCTAATCAAGCAAGCGTCGTGAAACCCAATGACCTCGCAAAACTCCTGGCAAAAAAAGGCGTCAATATCACTTCGGATTCGAGAGGTGGGACACGTCCCAGCTTACAAGAATTCCAAGTTAAAGACCAAGCGAGGATCGATCACAAACCCCGTCTATCAAAAACAGATGGAAATAATCATCCGAAATTTCGAATCACAGTTGCTCTCCGACTATCGGACCGCCGTGAGAGAGACGGGGACGGAGCTCTCACTACAATCATGGATTGCCTCATCACTGCCAGAAAAAGATTGCTTGGCTTGGATACCCGAAGGCGCATGGGCCGCGGAGTACGTTGAGCGCGGACAGGAAGGCGCAGACATCACGATTGAAGAAATATGAACGACCCGCGCTTCCCTGTAATTGGCCCCACCGAAATGCGAGACTACATCGCAATCGGTAGGGCTCGCCTAGCGGGAAGAAAATCCAGACAAAACCAATATTTTACCGGTTATGAAAACATTAAAAAACAGCAAACGCTTTTGTTTCGCCGTCCTATCGACGTTGTTCCTGTGCTGCAACATGACCAAGGCTGCATCAATTTTTGACCCGCTCGCACATTGCCGACATGAAAAACACCCAGGCAGCTTGCCGTGCGAGTGGCCAGATGACGATTGGCCAGGCGGTGACATCTGCAACCGGAGCGGAAAGAAATGAACCCCAGCTTTGAATCTGACCGCGTCGAAATCGAGTCGCTGCGCAAGCGCGTGGCTGAGATGGAGTCGCTTGTTGACCAGGTAATGTGGTCGCTCATCGAAGGCGACAGGATCTTGCTTCAGGCTTCGGCTAATATTCAAGAGCACGTTGCGCACGGCAACGAACTCCAGGCCCGCGCCGAACGCCTGCAAGCTGCGCTCTCACAAGCCTACGATGCGTTGAAGTATCAGTTAGGTGCGGACGACTGGACTCCAGAACTCAATAAACGCGGCATAGATGCTCTAGCTGCGATCGCCGCAGCGCTCGCAGGCGACACCGCAAAACCGGAGGCAAAACCGTGAAATACGAAATACATATTAACGTCACTTGGGAGATCGAAGCCGACTCAGAGGAGCAGGCACTACGCATCGGCAAGGAGATCGTTCGGGACAACGGCGCGGCATACGTCAAAGTTTATCCAATAGAGGAGGATTAAAACATGACCGAAGACTACAAAGCCAAAGCTGAGCGCCTAACCGCCGCGATTGAAAGCCTGATGATTGATCTACAGTGGGACAGCGGAGTCACAAAAGACGACGTTTACGACCGGCTGCACGAGGCGCTTTACCACGATCAGTGGGACGAGACAGAAAAACCGTCCGCGCTTTTCAACTGTCATGGATATGGGCTTAAGAATCACAGCATGGACTCGCGCCCAGAAAAACCAAACGAGGGACAACCATGAATCACCCAAGAGCAGATCAATTTCAAGAAATCCGAACGCGCTGGTTCAAGGATCACGTCGCTACTGTAAAGACCTGCGAAAACGGCCTAACCTTGCTTGAATGGAAAGCACCTAAAACGTGGTGCTATGCCATCCGATACATTATCGACGGCGGGACACTCTTCGTTTGCGGCGACCTTGGGTCGGCAGTTTATCAATGGAGCGGCAACGTATCAATTGAGTTTATCGCCCGGACCGAACTCGGCTATTTTTCGGGAAAGTGCGAGGCCTCAGAAAAAGGACGCGGGCGCGATTGCTACGATTTTTCATTCGAGGAGTTCGTAAAATCTCTGAAGGAAACCATCGCGGAAGAACCCGAAAGCTATCGAGGGCTCGACCTGGATTCGCTTGAATACTGTGAGCCTGACGAGCATGGCGCAATTGGATGGTTGCGAGATCAAAGCGAACTCGACGGGGAAACCATGGGAATGCTGCTTAGCGCGGGCAAAACAATGGATCTTCGTATGGTTTCTCATTGGGTGGGCATGCAAATGGCGGAAGCTCAACTGAAGCAGCCCGCTGCAAAACCAAACGAGGGACAGGGATGAGCTGGGTATTTCTATCAAGCAAAGACCGAGTTGTCGCTCGTAAGAAGCACGTATGCTTTTACTGCAACGAAGACATCCCGATTGGCTCAATATACGGAACGCGTACCGGGGTAAGCTACGGAGACTTGAATTGCATGAAATACCACCCTGAGTGTGACGATGCGGCTAAACACTGGACGCAGGAAGACTACGAGTGTTTTTGCCGTGGAGACATGAAACGACCGCAGCCCGCCGCAGCGGCCCAGCCGAAGGGGGATGGAAAGCCATGAAAAATAAACTAACCGAACACGATGCAGCCGAGATCGAGAAGTTCAGGCTGTATCTAGTTGCAACGGTACGGTGGGACAACGCCCACGACGATCTTCCCGATTTCGCGCCCATCACGGATCTGGAGCGCATGGAGCACATGAAAAAGAGAATCAAAGCGCACGCTGCGATCTATGAACAAATATACGGAGAAAAACCATGAGCACACCCAACGAAACCGCCGCTGACAATCTGGCAAAAGCAGTGCACGCGTTCTTCGAATCTGGAGGAGAAATGTCTGCCACAGAACGAATGATGGATGCTATCAAAGTATACGACGAAGAAGCCGCGAAGCAGATCACATATGTTGGAATGAGTCCACCGTCTGAACGAGACGGCGACAAGTTCCAGATTGAAAATCTAGTCGTTTTGGTGATGCGACTTTGCGCACTTCTTCCGCCTGATAAGCAAGCCCGCGTTGCGGCTCTAGACTACCTTCAACGCCACAAGCTCACACCTTCACCGTTGCGCGAGCAGATCGACGCCGCGAAGGCCGTGCCAGCTTGCGAATGGTGCAACGGCGCGGGTGTGCTGCGTTCGCTTGGCCGCGACAACGACGATATAATTGAGGACTGCCCCAACTGCCAAGCGCAGAATGACGAAGGCTTTCAAGCGTGGTGGGATGACTGGGACCGCAAAGGCATGCAGACGAATAACGCTGAACTAATGGCGCGTGATGCGTGGAGACATTCACGTAAGTCCGTTCCAGCTAAGCAGGCTGAGGACGAAGGCCGAATTTACCCATGCGATAATTGCGGCACGATGCGCACTAAGGCCGAGGGAGGAACCTGCTTCACCCTGTGTGAAGAGTGCTGGGAAAAAGAGTTTGGCTCCGCGAAATCCAAAAATAACTAAACTTCGCATGAAATCTATACAAGACGTTATAAATTGGGCCAACAGCTTATCGGTCTCGCATCCTTATTTGGTGCCATCCGAAGCGTTCCAAATCCTTGAGGAAGCCAAGCAGCACGCGCCAGAGCCAGCTAAGCCTGAAGCTTCACGGGTCGGCGACCTCTGCACGCTCAATGCTCGCCTGATTCGCGCGCTGCAAAAGCACGAGCCGGACCACCCGCTGATTGCGAAGGTAATCGACTATAACACTCGGCACAGCCTGAACGGCTCACCGTTTCGAGACGAGCCAGAGCCATCTAAGCCGGGGGACTGGATGCGGGAGGCGGCTGCTGACATTATCGAGCTGACGCTAGATCACCCGCCGAAGACATCAGAGGAATTGGTTAAGCTCCTCGACACCGGTGCCAAGGTTATTGCCGAACTGTGCCCGGCCCAACCCAAGCGCGGCGACGTTCAAATCCTAATCGATGCCCTTGAGCATATCGCCATCAACGAGGACCGAGAAAACCTCGACGGCGACCCAGCGGAAGTTGCGCTCGAACAGTGCAACAAGATGGCCGAAGATGCGCTGGACGAATATCGCAAGAGCCAGCCCAAGCGCGAAATCTCGGCGCGGGAGCTGATCGAAGAGCTAGAAAAACGGCATGTTAAAACGTTCAGCAATCAAGTGCTAACCGAGCTCGAAGCCGAGCGCGCCAGGGCGGACACGGGAGGCGCGACGTGAAAAAAGGAAAATATCCAACCTGCGAAGCGGTCGGAGAATGCCCAATGCCGACGTACGATGCGGCTCCCTATCATCATTTTTATTGGGATGCGGATGTTGATACCAAACGAATGAACAAGATTTTCGGCCAAGGCGGACGGGGTCACGATGATCCCGAATCCAAATACGGCGCTGTAATCTGTAAGACCTGCGGAAAGAGAGCGCTGGTATTCTCAGAAGCCGAAGACTTCCCGGAGATTTAATCCCATGCCTAAAAACAAACTGAAGCCGGTGATCAGGTACTCTAAGTACGAGCTTGCCGGATACGACAATTATAGAGGCGCAACAAAATACCTTTGCCTACCGCTAACGCCATCGAGTCGCAAGGTCATGATTGAAGCGATAGGAGAAAAGATTCGTGAAGCGTACGCATTTGGTGAGTCGATGCCCGAAGCCGCGCTCGACGCGCTTGAGAAGCTTGCGGAGGGAAAGTAAAGCCATGCCTATCAGACCCGAGATGCGGGACCGTTACCCAAAAGACTGGAAAAAACGATCTTACTTTATTCGCGTGATTAGAGCAAAGAACCGCTGCGAATGGTGCGGATGTGAAAATAAAAAGCCGCATCCACTCACCGGAAGCACCGTGGTTTTGACTACCGCCCACGTGTTCGACGACAGACCGGAAGCATCCGGCCTCCTCAATCTCGCTGCGCTTTGTCAAAAGTGCCACAACGGATACGACAACAAGAAAAGGCGCGCGGGAATAATCGAGCGACGAAACGCCGCGAGCGGTCAAACGACTTTGAACCTGTAAAACCATGAGCGCGCCAAACGAAAACGAAGTCGAAGCGGCGTTGGCCCTCGCCGAACGCAACGACACCCAAGCTCACCGCGAAACCTTAAACCGAATGCGCCGTTGGATCGTCCCCAACGTCACGTCCGAGAACGACGACATGATCGCAAGCCGCATTCTCGCCGCCGAAGTGCGACGTCTGCGCGAACTTGAGAAAGAAAGCCTATCACTTCTTCGTTTCACAGGCGAAGTTTTCCACGGTTTCCGAGGTTTGGAGTTCGGCCACATTGACGGTGGAGACTTCCAAGACATAGCCGAAAGGCACGGTTTACTTCGGCAAATAACCATGATCGAGCCATGTTGCGATGAGTGTTCCTGCGCCGTAGAGTGCGACTTTCCTCTCACGTGTTATCAAAATACAGACCTCGCCCAAAAGGCGATTAGAGCCTTCGACGCAATGCCTAAAGACCAGAAACCAGCTTGACGGTAATGTAACAAACGCCAGTTTTGGCTTGACGCAAATGGAACGCAAGACGTTAGAATCCGCCAACGCTCCGGCGAGCCTTCCGGAAAAACCACAGACCCTCCCGGAGGGACTTCAACCGTTCGCAACGGTGCAAGCACACGAACAAACCGCAATCGCGGCTGAACCGCGCCAAGCCGAACCGCTCGCCCGAGTTGAGATGACCGATGGTCTATTCGAGGCGATTTGCGAGGACATCGCCAACGGAAAAACCTTGCTTCAAATTTGCCGCGCTCCAGGAATGCCCCACGCCTCAACGGTGCGCAGATTCGTGCAACGGGGAAGCAAAGAAATACGCGCCAAATACGCGGACGCGCGCGCGTTAGGAATCGAAACGTTAGCTGACGAGATTGTCGAGATTGCAGACGATTCCAGCGGCGATGAAAAAGAAATTGAGACGCAAAACGGCGGCTCTTACACGGTGCTTAACAAGGAATTCGCCGAGCGATCAAAGATTCGAATCGACGCGAGGAAGTGGATGCTGAGCAAGCTAGCGGCGCATACCTACGGCGACAAGATCGAGCAAACGGTTAACTCGACGGTGACGCAATTCACGATCAAGGTTGGCGACGGCAGCGTGCAAGAGCGCGCGCAGAAGAACGTGAGCGAAGAGCGCGAGCGCGTGACGTTCAACTTGCCGCCTGAACGACCGAAGACGGCCGACGAGATTATCGAGGAGAATTTATGATTTGGACCAACGAAAAGCCGACCACGCCGGGGTATTACTGGTTTCGCGAGGAGTCTTGCGACGCACCGGTAATGATGAGGCTTCGGGAGTCGTTTTTAAGCTTCCCAATGCGTTTTAGTGAGGACGCTCAGGAATGGGATTACGAATACGTAAACGGCCAATTCGCCGGCCCAATCCCGGAGCCGATGGAACCGTGAGCGAAGATGTTCAAATCCGAACGGTCGAATACGTTCGGCCGTGGGTTTACCCAAAGCAAGAGCGCGCGATCTTTAACGACGCGCGCTATTCTTTTATTGAGGCAGGCACGAAGTGCGGGAAAACCGTTGGCTGTATTCTTTGGATCTTAGAGCAGGCGATGCGCGGGCGCGAAGGCTTCAACTATTGGTGGATTGCGCCGGTATTCAGTCAGGCGAAAATCGCCTACGACCGAGCGAAAAACATGTTTCCGAAGGAGTTTTACCGCGCCAATGAGACTGAGGTAACGCTCAAGCTTATAAACGGCGCAAAGATTTGGTTTAAGAGCGGCGAGAAACCAGACAATCTCTACGGTGAGGATGTTTACGCCGCCGTTATTGATGAGGCATCCCGCATGCGTGAGGAAAGTTTCCACGCCGTTCGCTCAACGCTAACCGCGACCCAAGGGAAGATCCGCGTCATCGGAAACGTCAAGGGCCGCAAGAACTGGTTTTACAAGCTGAGCCGCAAGGCCGAGACGGGCGCGAAGAACATGGAGTTTCACCGAATCACCGCGGCCGATGCAGTCGCGGCCGGAGTGCTCGAGAAAAGCGAGATTGAGGATGCGCGCTCGGTCTTGCCGGCAGACGTAGCGAAACAACTCTTCGACGCCGTCGCCGCGGACGATGAGGGAAACCCGTTCGGTTTCGACGCGATTCGCCGTTGCACGCGCGATAGCCTCTCGGTCATGAAGGCGGTTTGCGGCGGCCGAGACTTGGCGAAAAGCCACGACTGGAACGTCGGAATCAACCTTGATATTCACGGCGCTGTTTGTGCGTTTGAGCGCTATCAGCTTCCATGGGAAGTCGCGATTCCACGCATGGTGACATTCCACAACCGAATCCCGACTGCGGTGGACTCGACCGGCGTTGGTGATCCGATTGTTGAGCGCCTTCAAAAGATATCTGGCATGATTATCGAGGGGTACGTCTATTCCTCGCGGTCAAAACAGATGATAATGGAAAACCTAGCCGTCATGATGCAAAGCGGCGAGATCACGTATCAGGAAGGGCCGATCGTGACAGAACTTGAGTCGTTCGAATACCAATATACCCGCACGGGTGTCATCTATGGCGCGCCCGAAGGCATGCACGATGACTGTGTAAATTCGCTCGCCCTTGCGGCGTTCATGAAAAGCAAGATTCCGAAGCCATTCAAGTTCTCGCGAGTGCAAAACGTTGACTCTGACGCCTGGCGAGCACAAAAGGACCGTATCCTAATCTGACCCCATTTATGGCCAACAAAACGACGTTTCGACAAAAGCTCAGCGAGTTGGCCAACGCAATGCGGGCATTCATGCCGCCTGGGGCGCAGCGTCTTTTGGGCGCGCCGTCGCTGCCTCCCGCGGGCGATCAGTTGGCAATGGGACGGGCATACGCGCTTCAAGGCATCTACGGTCCAGACAGGCCAACCGCAGGCGATTCCCCTTCCGAAGTTGGCGCAGTGCCCGCAATGCCTGAGTCACGGCACGTTAGCTCCGCTCGGGTTCAGCAGTACTTACTCGGCAGGGTTAATCCGATTCGAAATCTCACGCCGACCAAGCTCGCGAACGCGCTCGAGAACTTCGACTATGGATATTTTCGCGATGCGTCGCAGATTTGGGAAAAGGTTCGCGACCGCGATGACCAGGTAAAAACCGTGTGCGAGAAGCGCGAGATCAAGCCAACCGACATGCCGTGGGACATAACGACGGTCGATGATACGCCGGAAGCTCAGAAGCATAAAGAAGCGCTGAACGATTTTTACAGCAACTTGACAGTAACGAACGCCGTCGAGCAAAACCGACGCGGCGGAGTTCAGCTCCTCATCCAACAGATGATGCGTGCGGTTGGTGATCGCTTCAGCGTTCACGAAATCATTTGGAAGCCTGACGTAGATTTACTCACGGCGGAGTTCCGCTTTGTCCCGCTCTGGTTCTTCGAAGGGCGATCGGGCAAGCTCCGGTTTCTTCCTTTTGAAGGAGCGACGACCGGGATTGATCTTGAGCCGGCCGGCTGGGTGGTTCACTCGGGGCCGGGCCTTTTCGTCGCGACCTGCATTGCGTATATTTATAAACAGCTCGGGCTAAAATCGTGGGTTAATTTCAACGACAAATACGGCATCCCATTTCTCCACGGAAAGACCTCGGCGGCGTTTGAATCGCAGGAGTGGGAGCAGATGGAGGCGGCGCTGCGCAATTTCTCTTCGGATGGATCTATCCTCACAAGTTCAGGCGCGGAAATTGAGGCCGTTCAAACGACAAGTGCCGGCTCAATTCCAATGGAGCCATTCACGGACCGAATGGACCGCGCGATTGGTCGACTGTGGAACGGTGGAGACCTTCACTCTATGTCTCGCGACTCTGGCAACGCGATTGGGAGTAATCCGCAACAGCTAGGGCAAGATGACTTGGCGAAGGCGGACGCGGAGCGCCTGAGCGAAACGCTGAACGCCTACGTCGACAGATGGGTGATAAAATACAAGTTCGGCGTGGATAAGCCGCTAGCGCGCTTCGTGCTCCAGGCCCCGGATGATCCAAATATTGCGCAGGATCTCAAGGTGGATGAATTCTTACTCGGCGTTTGCCCGAGCGGAACGCTTTCCTTGAACGACATGCTTGAGCGGTACGGGCGATCGAAGGCGGCGCCAGGTGAAGACGCGCTGGAAAACCCGGGCGAGAAGGCGCTCACACAAATCGAGGACAACCAGAACACGCTGGGAGAAAACAACGCGCCGGCGAAACCTATTGCCGCGCCGGGTACTGCAACGCCGCTAGCCAATGTAAGATTCGCGCAGCGCAAGCAATACAACGTCACATCGACGGATGTAGTTGCCGATGAGTTGGCGCGCGTGTTCGAGCCACTCAAGAAGCAGTTTGATGAGGCTGCCAAGATTCGTGACCCGGAACATAGGTTGATCCGCCTCCAGCAGATTGACGCCAGCCTTCCGCGCTTCCTTAAGCAGAACGGGCTTAACCCGGAGCTCGTCAGCGTGATCGCGAAGACGATGTCTACGGCTTTGGTCAGCGGTGCGGCGGCGGGCGCGCAGGCGACAAACGGTTATCGTAACGGCTCGCACTGATAGGGCTTGACGTAGTGGCGTTAGTCCAAAACACTAACGCCACCATGCCAGAAAACGAATCCCAGAAACCGGCCAAAGCGCCGAAGACAAGAATCAAACTACGCGCTCGCGTAGTCGAAACGAACGCCGCTCCCGGTGGCGATCTCACGAAGCTCAAAAAAGCTTACCAGGTTCAAGTGCTTAAGTCGCGGAAGTGGGAGAAGTACGCGACGTTCGAAACCCACGACCAGGCTGCAAATCAGGCCGAAGCTCTTGACGGGCTCGAAGTCGACATCTCGTAAGGCGATGGACTACGCGCGCAAGCTCGAATACTGGAAGGCGGCTAATGGCCAGTGGTATTTCCACATCCGCGCGGGAAACCGCACGGTGCAAGCCTCATCGCGTGGATTCAAACGTCTGCGCGATTGCCTCAGCGCCCTCGAAGCTTTTCAGCAGCCGCTGACTCCTGAATTCGTTAATCCCGAAACCTCACAGCCCAAAAATCCCGACAGCGTATATTTCCGTGCCTAAAGACTTCTGGCAGTTTCTAACGATCATGGAGCACATTTGGTGCGCAATGACATTCGCCGCGTGCATTACCTGGTATATTTGGACGCTCACGCATGCGCCGACCGATCGCGATTCTCGCTGGTTTGACGATAATCCCCCTCCTCCTTCACCATGAGCGAAAAAAAGGCATTCATTGTGAAGACGGACACCGCCACCCACAAAGAGCGATTGATGCTCTCGAAGGTTCGAATCTACCGCCAGGAATACAGTAACGTCTATATTATTTTTGAAAGCGGAGAGAGCGAAGTATTTAATTTTCGCGACACGGACCATGCGGGAGAATTCATGATCGCGCTGGATCAGCATTTCGGCGTGGGCGAAGGCAGTAAAACGATTGAGCTTAAGCCATGATAGAGCTACTCAATTGGGCCACAGAAAACCCCGTGAAATTCTACTGGCTTACGCTGCTTTGCTTCATCGCGTTTGTCGCCACTCTGGACGCTTGGAAAACAAGAAAATGAACGAAGACATTTCCATCAACGAGGCCCTTGAAATTAAAACCGAGGCGATCACTTCGTCTCGCGAACTCGCCGAGGTGCTTATAAAACTGAGAGTGCCGTTTATGTGTTTGATTCAGCTACCAACCGGAGAGGTGATTAGAATGTCTTGTGGTTTGGAATCGGCAGAAAGAAACGCACAACTGCACGCCGAATGCGAAGAGTACCTTCGTTTTCTGCGAAACAAACCCGATAAAAACTGATGAAATTCGAGAAAAAGGACCTTAAGCCGATTTCGCGCCAAATTACGATTTACGCCGTCATGCTATACTATCGTAAGTCCACTTTGCCGCCCTCGGAATTGCGAGTTTTCACAAAATCTTCGCCTGAAGATCGCAGCCTTGAAGAAGCACTCGAATACGCTCGGCAAGTTTTGGAATATGGCGGGCCGGAATCGCGAGAAAAACACCAGATCATAATTGAGGAGAAAACCGCGTGGGAGATTTTGTGAACGCATCCGCTCGACTGATCGTTGCCAGGATCGCCTATCGGCACGCGTGGGAACGCTTCATGCGCGCGCGTGGTATCAAGACGATTGTCGCTTCATATCGGGTTGGCGTTGCCTACCGCAGGTTGGTCGAAGCAAAAAACCTTTCACGATGAATCCAACACCAAAGAATAAACCCGCCTCGCAATCTTCCGTAGCCGCTTGGCTGAGAGCCGACGACGTTCTCGAGCTTCGCGCAATGTATCCGCAAGCCCGAGACGAAGAACTAGCCGAGCTCATGGTTTACCTGAACGCGTACCCCGAAGGTATGGCCTACCTGCGCAGGAATCCGAACATGTTCGAATACGCGCTGATGGGCACGAAAACCAAGTGCATCGGGTTCATTGCTGCTTTCATTTTGTCTATTCCAAAACCTGAACCCCAAACGGATACCCCACCCGATGTTAATAGCTCTGCTCGTGATAATTCTGGTAGCGCTGGTCGATAATACGCGTTGAGAACATTCTGCATAACCCTGCCTGAGTCGCCCGAGCGAACGGCACAGGCAATGGAACACTTCAAACTCCGCCAAGTGCAGGCGGAGTTTTTTCATGGCGTTTGCGCGAAGACATTCGGATTGCGGACGGTTCACACCTATGAGCATGACCACCCGGGAAGCGGATACGTCATCCCTCCCAAGCAAGTCGGGCTTTGGTTGAGCCACTGGACGCTGTGGAACATATTTTATCACAGCAGGGATGGCGGACCGTGGATGGTGCTTGAGGATGACGCGGAATTTGACGAGCATTGGTGGATAAAGCACCTCCGCGCGCTAGCCAATATGCCACAGGATACTGACATCCTTTACATTGGCTCGTGCAACACGTCGGATAAGGAGAAAACGGACCTCGGCAACGGGCTTTATCGAATATTTTACCCGCATTGCACGCACGCTTATATCGTGTTTCCGAGTGCCCTTCCTGTGCTGCTTGAGTCGCAGCGATTGTGCTATGCGCCGATTGATCTTGCGATGGCCTTCCGCTCGCTGCCGCGGCTTCGCCACGTCACGCTTTTACCGCGGATAGTAGGTCAGCGGGATACCTCAATAGGGGCATAAATTGCCGGTTGTGTAGGGGATTCCCCACTTTGGTATTGCAGACCGGGTAATTATGTCCCAAATGCAACTGGAGTGCTCACGCAAACCCCAAAGTCGGGCAATGAACCGGCAAAAATTGCCGAAGAAGAAGACGGGGAAACCATCGGCATAGCGAACGAGCTGGATTTAGACGAGCAGGGGTGGCAAGTCATTCCTTACGGAGACCACGGACACAGCAACGGAATCCAGCGTTTCGGCCAGCC